TGATGCGGGACTTCGTCTGCGCGCTCTTGTCGGTGGTCTGCGTCTGTCGCTCGCTCGCTTCCAGGCGGGCGCGGACCTCGTTCGCGGCGGCTTCGGCTGCTGACACACGCTGGCGCATCTCGTCGCGCTCCCGCTCTGCCGCTGCCTTGGCTTCCTTCGCCTCGCGCATGACGTTCGCGCGGCGTTCTTTGCGGCTTGGCTTGTCGGACGCCTCCGAGGCTGCCTGTCGCTCACTGGTATCCCCGGCGTCTGACTCGGTATCTTCGCCCGAGTCGCCAGCGTCGTCGGTCTGTCCCCCTGCTTCGGTGTCCGTGTCTTCCGTTGCCATGGTTACTTGCCTTTCTTCTGGTAGATGCGAACCGTCTCACCCGTCTCGGGGATGGTCATCGGGACGATGTCGTAGCCCTTCACTCGTTCGAGCGCGTCGACGCTTCCCAGGACGTCTTCGACCTTGCATTCGAGAATCTTTGACGGGGCCTTCCCTTCGCGCTTCTCGACTTCCCTGTCCCGTCCGGCGTAGTGCGCGAAGCACACCTCGTCGCCAATCTCGATGAGTCCGTCGGCCAGGATGTCCCGGGCTTGTAAGCCGGCGGCGAGCAGGATTCCCCGCGACTTCACTTCCTTGTGAACCTCGGGGACGATGATTCCGCCCTTGGTTTTCTCCTCGCCTTCGATGCGGTAGATGAGGACGTTTTTCCCGATCGGGAGGTAGCCAAGCGGGGGGATGTCCAGGTGCTTCGGGGATGCGTTGATCATTGGTCCGTCTCCAAGATTCTGATTGCGGCCTCAAAACCATCTACTCGCCCGGCCATGCGACGGGCGTTGCTGATAGCAGTTTCGTCACCGGCGATAACAGCCGTGACTACGTCGTCGCGGTCTGCTGCTGCCTGCGCGCGCAGCTCGGCGATGTATTCCTGGGTGATCGGGTTCTGTCTCCACTCGCGGCGCTCGTCGTCGGTCAGCTTGAACCAGCTCACGCGGTCATCCCTTGGTTAGCCGGCGTGGGTCCGGCGTTTGGAACTGCCTGCCCGGGGTCCTCGGGCTGCGGCTTCCCGCCCTCTTTCGGTGGCGGCGGTCCACCGGCGCCCGGGGGCGGACCCATCATCGGGGCCATCATGGGAGCCATTTGCAACGCTGCGATCAGCTCGGGGTCGTCAATGGCGCGGAACACCTTGCGGGCTACCGCGGCCATCAGAAACGGATTCTGCGAGAGAAACGGCGAGCTGTTCACGAGGTTGAACGCGGCTTCCGCTTCGGCCAGACGCTGAGGCTGCGAGGCCATGCGCGGGTCGGCCGTGATCGTAATGTCGACGTCCTCCAGGTAGTCCCGGCGGGCTATCTGCTCCCGTTCCACCAACGGGACCAACGGGGCGGCTGGGTTCGGCGGGGGCATCATCGGCGGTGGGGCACCTCCCATCGTGGGCGCGCCTACCATTGGCGGCATACCGGGAGGTCCACCCATCGGGGGCATCCCAGGTCCACCGACCGGCCCACCAGGAGGGACCGCTTTCGACGGGTCCACGACGGTGAAGTACTCGTCGTCTCCGAGGTACACCGAGTTGAGGCGGGCTAGCTTCTGCCCCTCGACTGTCCGGGCCCTGGTGTATCGCTTGTTGAGGATGGCGATGGCCTGCAACGCCTGGCTGATCCTGATTTGCGTCGTGGTGGCGGTTTCGTTCGAGCCGCCGACTTCACCGGAGAGAATCTCCGAAGCGCCCGACAGCTCTGTCCCGGCCTCCTGCTGGTCTTTGATGAAGTTGCCCAGGGCAGGGTTGGGGCCCTTGAAGTCGAGGAAGTGGAACCCGTTCTTGAGGTCCTGGGGGCTGAGGTCCGTCTGCGTTCCCTCGCCAATGCGGATGCGGAACTCCCCCCGTGATAGCTTCGCCTGCCGGCTGTAAACGAATGTGCTGGAGTTGGCCAGCGTCCCCGCGTCCACCATCTGTGAAGCGACGGTATCCGCCACCATGTTGTGGCCTTCGAGCAGGAACCCAATCCCGTAGCCGTAGACGCCCTCGGGGTTTGGAATGCAGATGTAGTGCGTGAAGAAATGGACGGGAACCATCTTCGGCAACGCCGGGGGCGGTGGCTGCTCCGGTGGCATCGGAGGGGGAACCATCGGCCCCGTTGAGCCCATTTCGCCCATCATCGGCATCGGCGTTGAGGTCATCTCCCCTGGAATCGGGAGAGGCGTTTGGGTCATCTCGTACGCGGCCAGGTCCATCTGGTACTGCTGCATGGCCGCTGCGTAGCTGGCTTCGTTCGCGTCCTGCTCGAGGTTATAGCGGGCACGGTCTTCTGGGTCCTCGTCTTCGCGGAGACGAATGGAGAGGCAAATTTTTGTCTCGCGGTCGATGACTACGATCACCGGGCGGGACTTCTCCTCCTCCGGTAGCTTGAGCCAGCGGTGCTGCTCGAGAAGAACACGAGGTGAGTCGTCGTCCTGGTCGTCGGGCTTCTCGACTCCACTGGCCTTGTCGGTGACTTCCTGAACGCTGGAGGACTTCTGGTCCTCCATGCCCTGGTTACCACCGGCCTGACCGGCTTCCATCTTTTCGAACAGCTTGTCTACATTGGCCTTGAGGAAGTAGCCGGTTTCCGCGTCGGCTTCGAGTTCGTGACGCTGGGGCCGGAGAATCCGCGTGATGCGGGGGAGGTCGGCAAGACTCGGGTCCGTCGACTTGCGCTTGTACGGCAGGATGATGTCCTCCGTCATGCAGACTTCGTGACATGGTCTGTTTTTCGACGGACTCCAGTAGGTGTACGTGAACGCCGAACCGTATAGGAGCCACTGCATGATGCAGGCGTCGTGGTTGGGGACGTACTCAGGTATCTGGTGGAGAATTTGCCAGTTCAAGTGCTTGGCGACGCGAATGGAGCGGTCGAGGTCTGTCGCGTCGGTGGGACGGACGCCGAAGAACTCACCGTTGCTCGGAAACTGCTGGTCGTAGACGCGGGCGTGAATGCGGATGCAGGCCGTGGAGACGATCGGGTAGTGGACCTCTGCCCCGTCGTCCTGGCTCGGGGGAAGCATGCCGATGAACAGCTTGAGGATGCTCGCGCGCTTCTCCCGGTACTTTTCGGAGCTGCGGAAGTCGCGGTCGTAGTCCTTGTAGACCCGATTGGCGATCTTCTGCTGCTCCTGCTCGTCGGTGATTGTATCGAGCAGGTTTATAGTCTCCGGCGCGGAGCCCATGACGGCCTCGTCAATCGTCGGCGCTAGTTCTTCAGTCTCTTCGGTCTGGACGTCCATTGTCACCAACCTCCGTATCCGAGCCGGCCGCGACTACGACGCGGGGCTAGTTCATCGTCTCCCCAGAGCTTCGCTTCGCGCGATAGCCCGGGGATATCGTGCTTCTCTTCCTGTCCCATGATCGGGCGCGACATGCAGGCGTAGCCCGCAGAGTCCGCGTCGTGGTCGTTGCCCTTCGTGTCCCACTTTTCTGGGTCGTCTTCGTCGGACGACAGAACGGGGATGGTCAAGATAGGACCGACCTTCATCCGCTTCCCGCCTGGGGTCCTCACCTTGCTCACGCACGTGTCGAACCAGCGGATACCTGGAACGATCCAGGCCGGTTCTCCCTTGTCGTCCTTCACCGTCGGATGAGGCTTGCGGGAGCCGAGGCGAATGCGCATCTGATCTGCCATTCCCTTGCGATCCTTGGTGCACTTGAACCAGTGGACGCCGCCGGTCATCATCGTTTCGGCGATGGTCGGGCCCACGTGTCCCGCATCTCCCCAGCACGACGAGTCCAGCGGGCCGGTGAGCGTCGAACTGACCCCGCGCGTGTCCCATTCGCCCGCGTCCGTCTCGATGATCTGAATGTCCTCGGCCAACTGGCGAGCGTTGCGCCCCGTGCAGGTGTAGGAGCGGTAGCAAGTCATGTTCCCGTCCGGATCAACCGCCCACCACTGCACGGAGGCCATGCCGGGGTAGGCGTAGCCGTAATCGCAGCTCCGAAACTTGTACCAGCCGTTGGGAATCTTGAACGGCTTGCAAACGTGGACACCAGGGTCCCAAAGATCGGCGAAAAACGCATCCGCCGAGACACTCCAGTCGCCGTTGAGCAACGCACGGCGAACGGCGGGCGATTTGTCGATCAAGGTGGCCGCATAGTCCTCGTAAGTTACGCTCGGGTTGTCCTCGAGGCGGGCGGGGATGAAAATCTGGTCGCGAAACACCGTTTTCATGACAACCGTGTCTCCGGTTGGCACGGGGACGACGACTTTCACGCGGACGGGCGTGTTTGGCGGGGCGATGTCGTAAAAACGGCGCTTCACCCACTCCAATCCAACACCGACGGGGTTAGTTCCCGCCCGGACTGCTAGTTGCTTGGCCAAAACAGGGTCAGAAGTACGGACGCGGGTGTCTAGTTGGTCGTACTGCTCTTCGGTGAACGTCGTTAGTTCGTCAAAGCCGAGCCAGGTGAACTCGAAACCGTAGTAGTTCATCCAGTCGTCTTTGTCCTCCATCTGGCCGAACAGGTATTCGTAGCCACACGAGAACGTGAACGTCTTGTCCTGCTCCTTCCACTGCACTCCGGGGTCAATGAGGGGGAAAGCGGTCTTCACGCGGCGCAAAATCTCGCGTAGCTGCGGCATCGTCCGCCGGAACAGCCCCGCCCGACCAACAGACGCCGTGATTTCGCCTCTAGCTACCCGCTCCGTCTCGCTGAGAATCTGCCGGAAGGGGTCGTAGATGAGGCAGGAGGTCTTTCCAGGTCCCGCGGCTCCCCCATAGAGGGCGTAGCGGCCCGTGTACGCCATGAAGCGCGTTTGGGCACCCGGGTGGGGACGGAAAACGAGGCTCATTTAGAGGTTGTCGCTCCAGAGCGCGGTGTAGTTGCATGACGTTGCAACGCTCTGCTGCGCGGTCCATGTCGCATTTGCCGCCAGGGCCGGCAGAGGCCGATCGAACATGATGATCAGCGGTCCACCGGGAGCTATCGCCGCGTTGGGGTAGTTCAAAATTATTTTCACCGTCCCAGCCGTGCCGGCTCTGATGGTGATGGTCTGCGCCGCCGCACCGGCGGTGGTGATGATGAGTCCCCCGAGGTCCCGGAAGACACCAGCTCCGCCAGCGGCTACAATGGTTGTCTCCGTGGTCGCTGCGATTGCCGTCTGCGTCGAATTGCGAAGCTCGCGGATATGTCCCTCGGTGATGACAACTCGCCCGGCCTTATCAACCATGATCGGGGTAGCGTCCCCGTTGGCTTCGTTCGTCGGGTTCGCCGTGGCCGTTCGGCCGGACATGTAGAGCACGTTGGCGGGAGCCGCCGCGCCGGCCACCGCATCGATGTTCGCCCCAGCAGCGCCGCCGACGATGCCGACACGCTGTACACCGGAGGCCGCGGTAGTAGCCAGCACGCCGGCAAATGTCTGGGCAATAGCCTGCGCTCCGTTACGAAGGAACCACGCCCTCACGATGTCGAGGTCCGCGCTGACGTCAGTGGGGGCTGCGGCATTCGCAAACCCGCCCATCGCGAGCGGGAGAACCGCAGAACCCGCGGCGTCGTGGGCCGTCGTTCCCGCCGCGCCAAAATTCGTACCGGCTGCGACGTTAGGGGAAATGGCGACCACTAGCGCGGGGTCGGTTGCCACGGGGGCGGTGCTGGCCGCTTTGACTGCCGCGACGCTGGTTGGGGTATTGGGGTCGTTGAGAGTGGCCATTTATCCTCCGACTTGAAATGCAAATGCGTATTCACCGACGACGACACCGGGAGCCCACCAGCGGACTCTGACTGTCGTCGCGTTGACCACGTAGCCAGTTAGCTGAATCGCGTCGAACTCGAACTCGTCCCGGGCATCGCCCTTCGATGCGATTGCTTGCGCTGTCTGGATAAGCGCGACGTCCTTGCCGGCCGTCAGGCCAGTAAAATCGGTCATGTCGAACGTCCCGGAAAATCCCTTACCGATGTCCTGGACGAAGTCCGTCCAGGTGCCTGCCCCGCCCCCACCGCCCGCGGCGTTGAGAGTGGTCCCCGACATGGAAAGGTTGGTACCGAGGGTAAGCTCCTGAACGTCCCCCGAGCCAGAGTCCCCACGCCCGAGAAGCTTGGATGCTGCCGAGACGTTCTGAATCTTCGCGTACGTGATGAGGTCGTTTGGGACGTTGCCGATGACCAGTGATCCGACCTGGATGTCGTCTGCGTTCGCTACGATTGTTCCGTCGGCGTTGGCAACCACGTTAAGCGTGTTGCCTGTCTTCGTCATGCCGGTGCCGGCGTTCACCTGCCCGGCCCCCGAGAACTGCTGGAAGGTCAGGTTATTCGTGTCGACTACCGCGCTGCCGGCCGGGGTGTTGCAGATGAACCCCAGGGCCATGTAGACAGTTCCGAGCTCGATGAAGCAGTAAGCCCCAGCCGCGGAGCTTCCGATCGCAAAGTCAGTGGGACGTGTCCACGCGCCCGAGTGAGCAACCCACAGACCATTTTGCGTCGCGGTACTCTGGCCGGTCAGGAGAACGCGGTAGCCGTCCGTGTTGATCGCGACGCCGTCGATCGAAGTCGACAGGCCGCTGAGGCT